AATACGGTTAGCTTCCTCCGTAAGAGGAATGATTCAATTAAAGCAGAGATCAGACATTACATGAAGGGTTATTCTATAATGGAGTGTTTGAACCATACAGTAAAAGATTTTAAAAAATTTGTAGTTAAAGAGAAATGAATATCACAGGAAAAGTTCTAGGAAAGAAAAACAAGACAGTAGGTAATGATTTTAATATATGTGAAGTATATATCGACATTACTGATAACAAAGACTACCCTAATCAAGCAATGGTTGAGTTTAAAGGTAAAAACTTTGAAAAGGGAGAGATGATTAAAGAAGGTAAGTCTTATGCGTTTGAATTTAACGTAAGAGGGCGTAAATGGGAGAAGAATGGAAAGTCTGGCTTTATGCAGTCATTAGATGCGTGGAAATTTGATGAAGTTGGAGCTGGAAGTAGCGATGATGATGAAGGAGATTTGCCTTTCTAAAAAATAAGTGTTACCTTTCTGGTATGAAGAAATGTTATAATTGCAATACCGAGAAAGAGCTGACTGAGTTCTACAAGAACAAAGAGATGGCTGATGGTCATGTAAACAAATGTATTATTTGTACCAGAGAGGATAACTTAAAAAACTACAAGAAGAAAGCTCAAGATAAGGAGTGGTTTGAGAAGGAACGGAAGCGTAATAGAGATAAATACCACAGGCTTAACTACAACAAAAAACGCAAAGAGAGAAGTCCTTGGGAGGGTGCTGGTGAGTACAAGAACTTAAGGAGCAAGATGTATCCATTTTTAGATAAGAGTGTAGAGCTACACCATTGGAACTACTTTGAGATTGAAGATGTAATATTGCTTCATACTAAAGACCACAAGAAGATACATCGCCTAATCCGATTAGATACAGAAAGAAGAATTTTTTACATAGAAGGAACTGGAGAGTACCTAGATACTAAGGAAAAACACATTAAGTTTATAAAAGACAATATATGAGTAAGGCACTTATATCTACTTACGATCAAGATAGGCAGTATATAGACGATTTTAGGAAGGGTAACATAGAGCTTGGACTAGACTGTGGGTTTATAGGAGAGTACGGCTTAGACAGTTATTTTCGCTTTAAAAGAGGTAACTTCGTTGGTGTAAATGGATATGCCAACTTAGGTAAAACTACTGCTATACTTTACTTATGGGTATTATATGCTAAGAAGCATAACCTTAAGTTTCTTGTATATGCTAATGAGAACAAAACTGCTGACATCAGAATGAGTCTATGTGAGTTCTACACTAGCAAGATGGTAGGAGAGAGCTTACTTCAATACAGAGAGAAACCTGCTATACTCAGTGATGCTGAACTTTATCGTGCGAATAAATGGGTAGATGAACATTTTTTGCTACTATATACTGAGGATGGTTCTGCACTATCATACAAGGATGTGTTTGAAACAGCGTATAGATCTAAGGGTATTGATGGTCTGTTGTTAGATCCTTATAACGGATTAAAAGTAAGGACTGACTATTGTGAGAAAACTAAGAGAGACTTTAGTAAGATGTCAGAGCATAAATACCTACATGAGTTCTGTAATGACTCTAGGGTGTTTATAAGAGCAACTAACACTGCTATATGGGTAAATGCCCATCCACATACAGGTAGTGCAAGAGCAAAGACAGAAGATGGTCTTAGTGTAGCTCCTACGGAACACGATACCTACGGAGGTTCTATATTAGCTAATAGGGTAGATGACTTCTTAACTATTCATAGGAACAAGAATGACCCAGAGAACTATATGTGGACAGAAGTTCATGTTAGGAAAATAAAAGACAGTAGAACTGGAGGTAGACCAACACCTCAGTTTGCTCCTTTTAAGATGAAGTTTAAAGGAGTAGGATTTGAGGATGAAGCAGGGATGAACCCTATGTATAAGATTGATAATAGTAAATATACTTATGAACCAACAGATTTATTAGAATGATATTAGAGGAAATATTTGAAAGATACCCAGACGTTGAGTTTTTAATTGCAGATGGGTTTAACGATGCTGTAATAGGTGTTGAAGAAAATGAAATGAGGTTAATATATTCTGTATCTAAATGCCTTGAAATACTAGAAAAGGATATGGAAGGATTAGATGCGATTGAATATTTTACATATAACGTAAGTGGTGCTTATATGGGGGACAAAACACCGATATGGTGTTGGGATATTTATTGATATGAACAGAGAAGATGAAATAAAATTATACGAGATAGCTTCGTTTCTAAAAGATTTATCAGAAGCAGATAGGCTACCGCAGTCTAAGGTTGTGAGAATGTACTACGACATGATTATGGGTGTATTGTCGCATAGTGTATTTAGTGTTTATACACATGAAACAGATTTGTTAAAAGAGTATGAAGAATACTTGTCTGTACTTGAAAACAAAGGTAAGGAACTACATCCAAGCGACTTGATAAGAGGTTTCTTTATTAGGTATATGAACAAAAAAGATTAAAAGTATTGTTGCATAAGTGGTAACATAATCGCTTATGCAATTATACAAATACGAAAGTCTACCAAAGATCGATATAAACGATGACGAGAGTGTAGACAGATACATAGAATTTTGTAAGAAAATATTCCCCAAGAACAGACGTACCATTAAGCGTACAGTCGCTCCTAAGTTCCTTAACTACCAACAACAGGAAGTATGGGAAATGGAGGAGATTAGGAAGATCATTGAAGGAGATGGCATCTTATGTGGTAAGATGTATTTCTATTTCAACTACTGTAAAATCAAACACACTAAAGAAGGTACAATACGACCAGAGTTCAGAGTGCCCGATAATGAGTGGTTTAGGTTAGTAGAGAGTTGCGATCAAGGTAAAGAAAATCAAGGTAAAGGTATTATCTGCTTAAAAGCAAGGCGTGGTGGTTTCTCATGGAAGGAAGCTGCTGACGTTATACATGATGCTATCTTGAATACAGGTATTACCATCGGTATGAACGCTAACTCTGAAGCATCGTCAAGGGATTTATTTTCTAAGGTTAAATTTATATATGACAACCTACCTAACTTTTTAAGACCTAGTGTAGATGGAGGTAAGTCCAGAGATCATATTAAGTTTGGGATAAAAACTAAAGACGAGTTTGGTAACTCCATTACAGAAGGACATAACTCAGAAATATTCTGTGTTGCACCTACTGACTCAGCATTTGAAGGTAGAGCATTACGTAAATGGGTATTTGATGAGGTAGGTAAGACTAAGAACTCCTTAGCTATGTTCTCTTTAACAGAACCTTGTTTGGAACTAGGTAGAGAAAGAGTAGGAGTGCCTATATTCTTCGGTACAGCAGGAGAGATCGAGAAGGGAGCTATGGGACAGCATGAGTTCTTTATGAAGCATGAAGTCTATAACTTAGAAAGATTCCTGTTTGCAGGGTGGATGGATAGGTGTGATAAGTTTGGTAATCCTCTAATCGAAGAGAACGTATGGAGTATTATCAATACTAGACGTAGGCTGTTAGAGGCAAATGCTATGACTAAGTATTTAGATGCTCTACAACAGTATCCATTAAACAGTTCTGAGGCATTGATGTCTAAAGAAGGACATGGTATTGGTAATGTAAAAAACATACAGCAACAGCTAGACACATTAACAGAGCATATTGTAAAGCATGAGGTAGGTTATTTTACGTGGGGAAGTGGAGAAGGAGGAGAGCAGATAGCAGTATGGAATCCAGATCCTGTAAAGGGTACGGTACATATGTGGGAACGACCTAGACGAGAACTGCATAAGGGATATGTTTGTGGGTGTTTACCTGCTGGAGAAAAAGTATTGACAGATAAAGGTCTGATGAATATAGAAGAGGTTTCTTTTAATGAATCGTTAGTGAGTAAAGATGGGAACTACGTGGAGATAAAAGAACTTCAAAGGTATGATATTAATGATTCGTTACATGAGATTCATGTGTCTAATACATTTAGAAGTACAAAATTCACTGGGGAGCATCCGATATACATAAGTGAAGATAAGAAAGGATATAACGGTAAAAAGAAAAGAGATGCTGGAGAGAAATATTCATACCAAAAATTTGATTACGACTTTTTAGAAGCTAGGTATGTTAAGAAGGGTCAATGGATAAAGTACCCTAATATCTACAAAAAAGTAATAGAACCTAACTACCAAGAGATGTGGGACAGCATTGAAACTAGGGTAGACCGATACGTTAAAAGTCCTTTAGAAAAAGAAGATTTCTGGTGGTTCATAGGGTTATGGTTAGGAGATGGATCTGTGTCAAGAAATGGTAAGTTTACTATATCGTGTAATGTAGATGAAAAATCTACTATATCAAGGTTAATAAACATCATAGAAAAAACATTCAATAGATCTGCTTTCTTAAACTCAAAAAGAAGTAGTTGTGTAGACGTTGAATTTAATTTCAAGCAACTAGCTACATTTATAGTTCAAGAATTTGGTAAGTATTCTTATAGCAAGAAGATGCCAGAGTGGGTTAAGTATTTACCACACGACTTCAAGAAAGCTATAATAGCTGGATACATAGATTCAGACGGATGTGTAACTGTAGATAAACGAAGGAATCACTACGTAACAGAAATAGTAAGCATCAACTTAGAGATGATGGAATCTCTGCAAGATATGTTATTTTCTTTAGGAGTTATCTCATCGGTAGACAAACTAAGGGATAAGAAGGAGTCGTATATATTAGGTAAAAAGGTTAATCAGAAAGAAACATATAGGGTAAGGATAAGCCATTACTGGACTAGGCAATTAGTAGAAGCAGGATGTGATTCAGTTAAATTAAACAACACGCCATTACTGGAAAACTGTTCATTAAACAAGCATGGGTGTCAGTTTAGCGATGACTATGAGTATATTCATTTCCAAATTAAAGATGTTATTACGACTGAGTTCAAAGGGTATGTGTATAATTTTCATTGCGAAACTTCAACGTATTTATGTAGGAATATCACCACGCACAATTGCGATCCTGCAGACCACGATTACGTAAACACCAGAGCGTCAGATCTTTCCACTATGATTATCAGAAAACAAGTAGGGTCAGAGCCTCCAAAGTTAGTATGTTCATATACAGATAGACCTGCATTAGTAGATGATTACTACGAACAAGCTGCTTTAGCGTTGATATATTATAATGAGACTAAGTGTTTGATTGAGGACAACAGGTATGGTATGATAAAATGGTTTAAGTCAAACGGTCTTACTCATTTATTAAAACCTACACCTATCGACCATAAGAACATCAAGCAGAAGTATATTCCTAGATACGGTATAAGAAAAACTGAGCAGAGTGGAAAAGAGATGGAAAGGTGTATTAATGAATATACAGATCAGTACATAGAGGGTATATACGACATAGAGTTGCTTAAAGAGTTTAAGAAATACGGTACAGAAAATACGGATAGGGTTATTGCTTTTGGTTGGGCTTGTGTATCTTTACAGGATGAATATAGACCAGCACAGACTGTTGAACAATCGAAAACACTTAGACCTAACTTCATGTCGTTTAAAAAAGTAGGTGGCAAAATAGTTAGACGTTGAACAAATAACATAAAAAAATAGTTGAATAAATGTTACGTAACTACATTTAGATGGAGGTATCTTCCTATTCGTTTATCGACATAAACAAGGATGATTCTGAGAAGAAAGAGCAATACCATAAACAGGCTGTTCAAAATATCACAGGATCAACCTTAAACAGCACATACGATGCTCAATATTCTGTCATGCAAGAAAGCTATAATTTCTATGACGGAACACAAGACTCAGACACTTTTTCATTCCTTCAAGAGACAGAGAACGGAGACACCCTCCCTGCTATGTGGATGAACTTAAACTCTATACGACCTAAAGTTGAGAACCTTCAAGGGGAACTCATCACTAGGGGATATGAGTTTGAGGTTATCGCTCAGAATAAAAGCATGGCTGCCAAGAAGTTAGATGCAAAGATGGAAACACTAGCTCAGATGAACATTGAAGAAGATGTTCGTGTAATAGAGGAGATTAGTGGTATGCCGTTAATGCGTAATGACTTACCTAAGACTAATGAAGAATTTGAGGAGAGGTTCAGAAACTACAAAGACATTAGCGAGGTAGTAATGTACTCATGCTTAAAAGCTGTGATTAAAAGGTATGACCTAGAGTATCATAGACTAGCGTGGTTCAGAGATCTATGTATTGCTGGTAGAGCATTTTGTAGACTAAAGATAGTAAACGGTATTCCTCAATGGGAGAGGCAAGATCCACGTAACGTAATATTTGATTACTCAGCTACTGATGACAACTTAAAAGACTGTACGTTCTACGGTGTAATGGAGTACAAGCCTTTAGCTGAAGTAGCAGACCAATATAACCTCACTAAAGCAGAAGTAGATCAGATCAAAGAAGCTAATGGTGTTTCTGCTAATATGTTTCTTGCTAATAGATACAACAACTACAATAGCGTAAACAACTCAAGTTTACATTATGTAAGAGGCACTAGAGATAACCTAAAGGTATTAGTGTTTGAAGCAGAGTGGCAGGACTTGATGACTATTAAGCGTAAGAAAAGCGTTGATAAGTACGGTAACGAACACTTCAAGAAAGTAGAGAAGGGCAAGAAAGATGTAGTATCTAAAAGGGTTAAGTGCTGGAGAAAGGGTACTCTTATTGGAGGAGAGCTTATCAAAGATTGGGGTGTAGTAGAGAATATGGTTCGTAACATTGACGATCCAGATATGGTTAGACCTAACTGGATAGGTGTTATCCCTAACTACGTAAACAATCAGTCTATATCTATTGTAACTCAGGTAAAGCCTTTACAAAACCTAAAGAACATCTGTATGTATCAAGTGCAGTTGCAGATGGTACGAGCAGGGTCTAAAGGATTTATGTATGATACATCTATGATTCCAGACGATTGGGAAATAGAAGATGTTCTTAAATATTTAAAGATAGCAGGGATTGGGTTTTATTCATCAGTTAAAGATGGAGTACCAGTACCTTCGATGTCTAATGGGATGAGGGAGTTTGATATGACTCTTTCTAGTTCTATTACACAATACTTAGGCATCATGCAGACGCTAGATGCTGAGATTGAAATGATAATGGGAGTACCTAGTGTTAGAACAGGTAATTACCAAACATCTAGTGTGGGTGTTACTCAAGCACAGCTTAACCAATCATCACTAAACACATCTACTTTATTTAATAGCTTAGAGAGATTTACTGAAAGGCTACTTACTCAAATGAGTGGACTCATTAAATTGACATGGGCAGAGCATAAAGAATATTACGCTAGTGTTATAGGAGATGTAGGAGTTAATTTCTTAGAGCAAGATATAGACTTAGATCTTCAAGACTATGGTGTATATGTAGATGTATTACCTCCTTCATTAACTGAAGAGTCTACTATTAGAGAGATTACTATGGCAGCTATTCAGTCTGGAAGTTTAGGATTAGCAGATGCTTTAGACTTATTGCTAGAGAAAGATAAGCGTACAGCTATTGATAGGTTGAAACGTGAGATCAAGCAGAGTGAAGTTGAGAAACAACAGAGAGAAGCTCAGATGGCACAAGCATTAGAAGCACAGAAAGCAGAAGGGGCACAGAGGATGCAACAGCAGATGATTGAAGCTCAAAGCATGGAGAACAAGCTGAAGGGAGAACGTCAGATGCAAGTTAATACTTTGAACGCTAGAAACAAGTCAATGCTTCAAGAGCAAAACAATCAACAAAGGTTAAGGAACGATTTAGTTAAACAAAGGGCACAAAGAGAAGCAGATTCTATTGATTAATGAACTTTGAAAGTGCAAATTAGGTTTAACATTTGAACAGTATAATTGCTTAAACGATTAGACGATTATGGAACATGGTGGAAAGAACGCTCTCGCCCAATTTAGAGGAGAGCCTAATGAGCAGGTAGATAGCTCCGAACAGTCTACACAAGAACCAGTAGAAGAAGGTTTTACTGAAGTAGCAGAAGAACAGGTTGAACAAGAGCCTCAAGAGGAGCAAGTTCAAGAAACTGAAACTACAGAAGAGCCTGTTGGTGAAGAAGAAGATATAGTGCTAGGTGATGAACCAGAAGTACCAGATTATCTTTCAGACATCGCTTCTAGTATTGGTTTAGAGGACATAAAAGATCAGAAGGGTCTTGTAGATTATGTCAATAGTTTGAAATCAAGTTCAGAAAAGACTGCTGAAGAGCTAAAGACTTTACAGAACGCTTCTCCTTTCGCTAATGACGAAATAGCAAAGCTAAATCAGATAGCAGCACAGGGAGGTGACTGGAAAACTTACTTGGATACAGCTAAGACGAACTATGATAATATACCACCAGAAGAGTTCTTCAAGGAGTTGAACAAGCAGTATTTCGTTGATGGTAACGGTGTGCTAGATGAAGATGCTTATGAGAATTACTTAAGCGACTTCACTCCAGAGCATATGAGGGTAGAGGGCAAAAAGTTAAAAGACCAGACGATCAAGGATCGTGAGGACACACTTAGTGCTATCGAGAATCAGACGCAGGAAGCAGCATCGCAACGTCAGAAAGCTATCGAAGAAGCTGTGACAGCATTAAACGATACGGCTAAAGACTTTAAGGAGATCAAATTCAACATTGGTGGGAAAAACGTAAAAATGAATGTGTCGTTGGCTGAAAAGAACAAGGCACTGAAAAATTTAACAGATGGGACTATTAATGATTTAATCATTCCGAAGAACAAAGACGGATCTATTAATCATCGAGCAGCCTTAGAGAACTCATGGCTAATCGAGAATAAGGAGAAAATCTTTAAGCATTTAGAGGTTAAGACTAAGAACGAGACTACTCGTGATATGATGAATGAACTATCTAATGCTAATGTTAAGAAGAATGGTGAAAGACCTGTCGCAAACGCAACCAAAGTATCACCAGCTCAAAGTGCATTAGAGACACTAAGGGCTAAATATTCGTAAAAAAAATGGCTAATAAAGCACAACAGGCTGCTGTAACTAATTTAAACAACGCTGCCAATGTTCCTGTAAAATCAGGACAAAACAAATTCGGATTAGATCAAGATGGATTTATCTGGGGATCTGGTATCTCTGCTGAAGAGTACTCAGAACTATTATCATACTTATACCCACAGTACCTAGCTACTGCGATGATTGACAAATTATCATCAGAAGCAGTTTCAAGTCAAAGATTCTTCTGGGCTGAACAAAAAAGAACTAGAAAGGCGTTGGAGGTGTCAACTATAGCTTCTGGAAGTGGCACTGCAACAATTACTATAACATTAACTGCTGGGTATGTTGATTATGTATTAGTAGGAGACACTTATAGATTAAAAACAGGTCAAGTTGTTGTTGTTGATTCTGTAGATGTTGGGCAAAACCAAATAACTGTATCTACTCTTGATGATAGCACAATTACATTAAACACAGAATTGGCTGCTAATGACAAATTAGGTCACATCGGATCTAACTTTGCAGAAGGTTCTTCTGGGGTTGGCAACAGAACTACATTGCCTACTCAAAGAAGTAACCAAACTAACATCTTAAGAAAGAACTGTGTAGTTAGTGGTACTGCTCTAGCTGTTAGAACTTATATCAACGATTCAGCTTGGTTTTATACTGACCAAGAAACTCAGACTGCTGAATTTGCTGTAGATAGAGAAAACGCTTTGATGTTTAACCAAGCATCTCCAGATGGAGCAAGTATTGTTTCTGGTGATGGTATTATTCCTTCATTGATAAAAGAAGGGACTAATGATATATATTACTCTGGAGCTTTAACTGAAGCTGATATTCAATCTTTCATTACTACATTGAAGAAAGAAGCTCCTGCTAAAGAGTTCCACGTATTCGCTGGTGCTGACTACATGGGAGATATGCAAGCTGCTTTAAGAGACTATACTCAAGGTGGATCATTCAATATCGGATCTGGTTCGTTTGAAGCTAGTGGTGTTGCTGCTGGTATCGACTTCACTGAGTATATGTTCCAAGGAACTAGAGTTAAGTTCTTCCACTACTCAAGATTTGATGATTTAGAAACTCTACCTAATACTGTAGCTGCTGATGGTGAGTTTGACTTCTCTAACTTCGCTCTTTGGTTAGATATGACTCCAGAGATTGCTACTGGTAAGAGAAAGATCTCTACTAAGTATCTTGCTTTAGGTGATGAGAACAGAAAGATGAAGGTTAAAACTATCAACGGTATGACTGGAAGTGATGCTTACGCTTCTAACGATACTGATGGTTTAACTGTAGCTATGCTTTCTGAAATCGGTGTAGAGGTTAGGAATACTAACCACCATGGTTTCCACGCAAAAAATGCTTAATCTTTAACTAAATAAACGGGAGGCTTAGTCCTCCCTTTTCATATCATGGCAGTAACTAATTATAGAGAAATAGCAATTACCCCTTACAATGGAGGTAATGCAGATAAACCGAAAATAGGTGTAGGATCAGGTATTCCAGATGATACAGCGTTTCTTGATGACAAGAACCAGCCAATAGATTCTGTTTACATAAATAGAGATAACGGAACTATATATGTGAAAAAATCGGCAGGGACTTGGCAAGAAAACTCTCCTGTAGCTTAATAACAATCTAAACTAAAATAAAATGAGCCAGAAAAAAGAGGCAGACTTGGTAGTATTTGAGGTACTAGAGTCAAACAATCCATCAAAGAGAATGTTTCATGGATATAGCGATCCTAAAACATACGAACACAAAGTTCTAGTTAAGTCTAGGAAAATGAATCAAGGGCAAATGATTGATGTATGGGAAAGATTTGAAATCAAGCCGTATCAAGCCCGATTTAGCGTTCCTCGCTTTAGAGAAGATATTTATGGTACTAACTATGCTGAATGGCTAAAAGAGTCTGTATTCTGCAAGGGAAGCCCTGCAAACGAGGCTTCTAATATCACTCCTTGGTTCAAGGTGCAGGATAAGAAAGGAGAGGCTAAGAAATCAGTACAGTTAGCTAAACTTAAATACGAAGCTCAAACTAGACTATTCCAACTTAAGAACTCAGAGCTTAAAGATATGGCTACGTTCTTAGGGTACTTTGGTGATGACGAAGATATAATGATGGACACCGTTAGTAAGTATGCTACTGAAAAACCTAAAGAGTTTTTAGAGGCTGCTGGTGAAGAGAGAACTAAGATCGAAGGTTTGGTAAGAACTTGTAAGAACTTAGGCATCTTAAAGCAGACAAGTGGTAAATGGACTATACATGAAGGTGAGCAATCAGAAATATTTGGTGCAGGAATCAAAGTGGATAATATTGTGAGTATGTTATCGGAGGATAAGCAGAAACTTAAACTATTAAGGGACACTTATTCACGCTTCACAAATAAGTAATAATCTAGGCAGTGGCATTAAGTTGTCACTGCTTTTACTATCCTTATAAATGATTAAAAACGTAAAGGAAATTTTATTCTACTATGACTATGAGCCTTTAGAGTTTACTCACGCTTTATTTTTAATCATCTGCTGTTTACCATATTGGTTTGGTGGTATCAGCTTCTACATCGCCAACACTAACCAAGAACTCATAGCCTACGCTATAACAATCGCTTCTATATTTCAGATAATAGGTCTAATTCTGAACAATCTCACTTACAGAAACACGATGAACACTATCCAAATGATATTGTCTATATTTATTTTGATGGATGTCGATCAATTTACTCTTAATAATTGTTTTAATATACACGCAACGCTTTCACCAGCTTTGTTTGTTTTGATGACTATAAGAACTAGCTCAGAACTATATTCAAGAAATGAATCAAAGTAATGGAAGATACTATACTAAAAGCTTTAGTAGTAGGGCTTCTTGGAAAGGAGGGATGGAGATTCTATACTCAAACTTTAAAGAATAGACAAAGGCAGTTAGATGCTGATAAGAAAGAGATAAGCTCATATAGAAAAGACTTGCTAGAGGAAAATAAAGAGTTAAAAGAAGATATAAAATATAGAGATTCTGTTATATTTGGCTTACATTCAGAGAGAGCTTCATTCACTAGCAGTATCGCTAGGTATGAGGAGCAGATCAAAGGGTTTGAAAGAGATATAAAGAGATTAAAGAGCAACGAACAACAAAACTTAGAACACATAAAAAAATTAATGAAAGATAAAGATGGCTAAAGATTTAGATATAGTATTTCTACAGAGCAAGGGTTTTATCCCTAGTATTATTAGGAAGCTAACCAAATGTGAATATAATCATGTTGGTATTATCCATTTTTACGAAGGAGATCTGTATGTGTTTGAAGCAGTATCTAAAGGATTCATCCCTACTAGCACTTTCGAAGATTGGAAGTTAGAGAAAGATTTAAAGGGAGAGAAGTGGTGTGTTATTACACCAAAGAAAGAAAACAATGAATGGGATCGTAAAGTAAGATGCCTTAGAATTAAGGAACTTGTAGGTAAGAAATATGAGTTTATTAGTTTATTGTTCTATCAATTAATTTACCAGATCAGCAAGAAGTGGATAGGCACTAAAAACACCAAGCGTGTAATATGCTCAGAAGCAGTGGCTTACGTTTATAGAGATTACTTCCCTAATTACTTTAAAGCTGATCCACAAGATATATATGATTCAGAAGAGTTTAAAAAAGTATAATGACACTAAATAAGATACAAGCTGGAGCAGATGGTAACTTCATAATTAATGGAGATGTCCGTCAAAGGGGTAGTTACGACTATGTTTTTACTGGTAACGGAGATAGTTACCTAAGAGTATTTCCTGTTCACGACACTAAAGAACAAGGGTATAGAGGTAAGTTCCCAGAGGAATGGGTAAAAGGGGACAACTCTCCGTTTGCAGATGCAGCAGATTTTAAAACATATATAGGGTCGTTTTTCTTTTCTACCAATTCAACAACAGCGAGTACAGACCCAGACCCAGTTCTAGGAGCTTTTGGTGAGCAAATCACAGCCCATAAAACACCAATTATTCAAATATCCAACCGTTACCAAAGAGATCCAGCAGTTATTGAGGACATTGAAATTTTTGAAGCAACAGGGGGAAGTGCAGATAATAACGAGAATAAACTTAGGTGTCAAACAGGTACAAGTTTAGGAGGGTACGCTGTTGTTAGATCAAACAACACTTTGAACTATAAAGCAGGTCAAGGGGTTGAAGGTCAATTTACAGCTTCATTTACAACAGGGATAGCTTCATCTTTACAATTCGGAGGGATGTTCTCTATATCCGACACATTAGCTTTCGGTTACGATGGAGTAGATTTTTCGTGTTTGCACTCATATGGTGGACTTGCAGAGGTTCAAAAGATTGTAGTAACAGCAACAGGAGCAGGAACTACTACGGTAACATTAGATAACGATGCAGTAGCGATAACCACAACAGCAGGAACTGTTCAAACGGTAGCTGAAGAAATCCGAGCAGGACTAGCAGGAGATCCGACAGTAGGTGCTAAATGGAGGTTTGAACAAGTTGATGATGCTGTATTTATTATTTCTCGAAGCGTAGGTGATAAAACAGGAACTTTCAGTGTTACAGGTGCTTCAACAGCTACAATTTCAGAGGTAACAGCAGGGCGTTTAAAAACAGACAATCATACAGCACAAGCAGATTGGAATGTAACTACCACTCCGTTTACAGGGTTTGATCCTACAAAGCTAAATGTATATAAAATACAATTTGGTTACTTAGGTATTGCTAATATAAAATTTTCAATATACAATCCGAACACAGGCTCATGGGTTTTGGTACATCAGATAAAATGGGCGAACGCTAACAATCAAACACATTTAGGAAGTCCAAACTTGAAAATTGGATGGACTGCTGCTAGTTTAGGAAGTACAGGGACTAATTTAACCGTTGAGGGTGCTAGTGCATCATTAATGATTGAAGGGGATGAAGTATTAACTAATGATGTTCATGCAGCAGAAGCAACAAAGGGATCAATCGGAACGACTTCCGTACCAGTTTTAGAGCTTAGGAATAGAACTGTATTTGGTAAGGTTTTCAATTTGGGCAAAATAAAAGCGTTAAGGTTATCGGTTGATAACGATCACACTAAAGGAGCTATTATTGAACTTTGGAAAACACCAACTCTAACAGGTACGACTAATTACCAATTTATTAATGAGAACACTTCTATTGCAGTAATTGATGAGGCTGCAACAGGTTATTCTGGAGGTAAATTTATTGACGGTTTCACTATTGGAGCAGGGAACTCGAAATCTATTGATTTAGCAGATGTATTGCCAGATATTTTACCTGACGAAACATTAACGGTAACAGCTAAAACATCAAGTGGAACAGGTGCTACTATCACTACTATTTTAACGTGGCAAGAAGATAAATAAGTATAAATGGGATATAAATTTGGAAAGACAAGTAACGAACGGCTAAAGGATGTTCATATTGAGTTAGTAAAAGTATTACATGAGGCTGTAAAGTTATCGGATATAGACTTTGCAATAACTGAAGGACATAGATCAGTAGAACGTCAAAAGCAATTATTTGATGAGGGTAAGTCTAAGATTGATGGAGTTACACGCAAAGGAAAGCATAACTATTTCCCATCTTTAGCTGTTGATATAGCTGTATATCATCCAGACTTAGAAACTAGAAAGAAGTTACTTTATGATAAGGCTAGTTTATCATTTATAGCAGGTATAATTCAAAGTACAGCAGTTAGATTGTATGAGGCTGGTATTATATCTCATCTAGTAAGATGGGGAGGTAATTGGGACAAAGATGGTGTGATTATACAAGATCAGTCATTTGATGATCTACCTCACTTCGAGCTATACAAACCATAATAAGATAAAAATGGATAAATTCACTAAGATATTAGGTAACATAAAA